CTGGTGCCGCGCTGGACGAGTACTGGGCCAAGGAAGAGGAGCGGCTCGGGTACCCGCCGAAGCGCTGGACCGACGCCGAGAGGCAGCGGGTCGGCGACGACATCAAGGCTGCGATGAAGCGCAGCAACTCGCGCTGGCTCTGACACCAACACGCGACTGAGCCCCCGCCCGGCCAGGATGCTGGTGCGCTGGCGGTATGACTGTTGCTGCGCCCGAGGCCACCCCTGTCGAGGTCGCCGCGGATGTGGTGGCACCTGGTCCTGCCGGTGACCCCGCCGCGCCGCAGCCCTGCCAGTTGGGGACAGAACCGGCTGCCAAGTCGCTGCTGTTCCGCGACGGAGACGCCTACAGCCCGACCTGCCTGGAGCACGAGGGCGAGCTGCGGGCCGAGCTCGAAGCCGCAGGGGAGACCATCTGCGGTGAGGTCGACATCCGCCAAGGCGGGGACGCCCCGCCGCCGGATGCGGTCACCGCCGCTGCCGACGCCCCTGTCGAGGTGGTCGACGAAGACGACGGGGAGCTGAAGGTCCGGTTCCCCGTCCTCGTCCTGGAGAACGCCGAGACCGACGACGGCCGGTTCATCGAGGCTGGGGCGCTGTCACACCGCGCTCTGCCGTTGACGCTGCTGGCACAGCCGGAGTCGGCGCACGGCGGTGATGACCCCGGCCCGGCCATCACCTCGGGGCGCATCGACACCCTGGAACGCGTCCACGGCCCCGACGTCATGTCTTCGGCGGGGGAGCCGTTCCCGGAGGGCGTGTACGTGTGGCGCGGCACGGGGGCGGTGTCGAAGTCCGCCGAGTACAAGGGCCAGAACATCGCCGAAATGGTGGCCCGACGCTACCTGCGCGGCGTATCCGTGGATCTGGTCGGCATGGACTACGAGATCCTCGGCGAGGAGGGGTTCGCGGAGAAGGACCCGGACAACCCCCACCGCGAGTTGATCACCCACAAGGCCATCATCGGCGCCGCCACCCTCGTTGCGTTGCCCGCGTTCGGTGACGCCTACGTGGAGGTCGATGGCGTCGACGAGCCGGCCGAGGTTCCCGAGCTCGTCGCCTCGGCCGTCCCGTCCTGGCGTTCCTTCGAGGTAGGAGACCCCGTGCCCGCACTGATCGCCGCTGGAACTTGGCCCGCCGGGATCCCCGACGATGCAGTCGATCAACTCGCCGAGGTCATCGCCGATGACGGTGGCGAGCAGCGCGACGCCGTTGAGCTCGCCTCGGCCATTGTCGAGTTCATCCGCGAGCAGTGGGCGTCCGGTGACGACGACACCCCGATGCCGGAGGGCGAGACCGCGGAGGGTCTGGCTGACACCTCCGAGATCCCTGACCCGGCCGGCGGCGGGCCCGCACTGGACGAGGCCGTGGCGACCGGTCGACCGGACGAGCCGCAGCCGTGCTGGAACCTCGACGACGACCAGCACCCGGCGACCTCGTCGCTGTTGTTCGACGACTCCCAGCAGTACGCCCCGACCTGCGAGGCGGACCGTGACGGGGCGGTCGCCCAGATCGAGGCCATGGGGTTCACCGTGGACGGTGAAGTCCCCATCGAGTCCGCCGACACCCCGATCGAAGATACGGCCGAGGAGGCTGTGTGATGACCGCACCCGCGATCGCTCTGCCGGACATCTCCTGGTTTCAAGACCCCGGCCTGACGGAGCTGACCCCGCTCACAGTCGAGGACAGTGGCCGGATCTACGGGCACCTGTGCGGGTGGGGGCGGGCGCACCGTGGCCTGTCCGGTCGGATCACCCCACCCCGGTCGCACACGGACTACAGCGAGTTCCTGCTTCACGCGGTGCGAGTCCAGGACGGCGACAAGGTACGTCGGATCGCGGTCGGCAACATCACCATGTCCACCGGGCACGCGGCCATGTCGGCGAACCTGCGTCAGGCGGTCGAGCACTACGACAACACCGGGTCGATCATCGCCCAGGTGACCGTGGGGGAGGACATGCACGGGGTGTGGTTCTCCGGTGCTGTCCTCCCGGATGCGGACCCGTTCACGGTGCGCAGGTTGGAAAGCTCGGGTACTTCGGGGGATTGGCGGGCGCTGCCCGGCGGGAAGGGGCTCGAGCTGTGCGCGGTGTTGGCCTGCCCGGTGCCCGGGTTCAGTGCCCCTCGTGCTCGTGTCGCCTCGGGTGCCCCGCTCGCCCTCGTGGCCGCTGGCGCTCTACGACCGCGAGCCGCAGCGTTCGGCCGCAGGGTGGACCCGACCTGGCGGCGACCCCAGCTGGCGGCTACGCCGCGGGTGTCGTTCACCCCCGCCGATCTTGCCGCGCAGTTGGATGCGGCGTTCGACCGGCGGGAGGAGCGGGCCCGGCTGTGCGCGCAGAAGGTGGATCTTCTCGCCGCCGTGGACGACGCCCCCGCCAGGCAGGCCGCTCTGGTGGCGGCGCTGGACGGCACGGCGGAAAGGCAGGCCGCCCTGCTCGCCGAGCTCACCGACGATGGCGATGCGTTCGATGTGAGCGGGATGCCGCCCGCGCTGCTGAAGGAATGGCTGCCCGGTGGGAAGGTCGGAGACCGCATCGCGTGGGGCACCCCCCACGCGATGACACGCTGTCTCGACGAGGCCAAGCGGCACAACATCCCTGAGCGGCAGCGGGGCGGAATGTGCCAGAACATCCGGTCCATCGCGGAACCGGGCGGCTGAGGTCACTGTGGCCGGGCTCAGGGCTGATGGTAGGACTCGTGGCGGTACGGCAGTCCGTCCACGCCGGCCATCGTCCCCACGTATGCCGATTCGGCCCCGTACTTGCGGAGCGCCCACAGCGGCGCGGCGTGGTCGCCGCACAGCCCGATCCGTTCCCGCCGGCCGAGCGGGAAGTGAATGGTGAACAGGCCGTCTCGGGTGCCGGGCGTTTGAAGGTCTAGGACTCGGTGCACCCTGGCGTCGGCGCAGGGCTCGCAGACTCGCCGAGCCGCCCTGTCGGTGGCCGTCATGCCTCCTCGTTCAGGCCTTCGACGGCCTCGGCGAGCCGGTTGATCGAGGAGGCGATCGCGAACAACGCACCCGTCACGTTCGTCGGCCAGTCATGCACCCCGTCCAGATGCCCCGGCGTCGGCCCGCTCAGAGCGTCCCTGATCCGGTCGCCGATCGTTTCGGCCGCGCTTGAGATGTCGACGCTGTCGATGTTCGCCATACCCGCTACGTCGCTCCCGTCCTCCTGTTGTTACTGCGCGTGGGGTGAAGCGCCGTAACACCCCGATTCCTCTGGGCGATGATCCGTGTGACGTCGGGGGACGATCCACACAGGAGTACGTGTTGCCGACGACCCAGCAGGATCCCGAGTCCGGCCCGCAGAAGGCGAAGCGGTGGCCACTCGTCGCCGCCCTGGTGGTCATCTTGGCGCTCGCCACCACCCTCGTCGTCGTCCTCACCACCATCCGCGGAGCCGGGACGGTCCCTGCGCCCGCGCCGTCAGCAGCTCCGGTCTCGTCGGCCCCCGCAACACCGGCCCGAACAGCGCGCGGCGCGATCCCGAAGGCCATCGGGCAGGACGCGTGGATGGTGACGGACTCCGGGACCGAAGTGATGCGGATGCAGGTCACCGCGATCCGACCCGCCAAGTGCGCCAGCTACGCCCGGCCCGCCGCCCCCGGCAACCGCTTCCTACTGGTCGACATGAACATCACCACCCGGGACGACCCGGAGAACCTACTCGCCGGCTTCGAAGTCACCGCTGGATGGGAGTTCGTTGATGACCAGGGGCGGAGCAGCGAGGCTTCCACCTCAGCGGCGCTGAACTGCGGAGCAGCCGAGAACCCTAGGCAAAGCTTCCGGCCGAACCGCACCTACCAGGTAACGGCGACTGTCGAGGTGCCGGAGAAGATGGGTGGGGCGCTGGTTCTGCAAGGAACCTGGGAGTACAGGATCGACCCGGCCTGACGCAGCTCGGCCCCGGCGGCGAGCCTGAGGCTCACGTCCGGGGCCGAGGAGGGGCCGCTTGTGCAGCGGCTGTCAGGGATCCGGCTTGCCTGTGCGGCCCTTGACGATGGCTGCCACCAGCTCGGGGGAGCACCCGACGGCCGCCGCCAGCGCCGGGTACGTCCACCGCTTGGGGTCTTCCGCGCGGAGGAGGCGGATCAGGCGGTCCCGCTGGTCGCGGTACTGCTCGGCCTGGCGTAGTGCTTCGCCCGCGAGCCGGTGTGACTCGCGGGCTTGCACAGCTCTTGCGTCTGACACCGGTCAGAGGTCGCCGCGGGAGAAGTCGGCGATCAGGCTCGGTGCCGCCGAGTCGAAGCCCGCGATGTCCAGCATCCCTGCGTCTGCTGGGTCGGCGATGGACACGTCGCTCGCGGTCATGCCGACCACGACCAGCCGAGCATCGATCCCGGTCCTCTGTCGGTACTGCACGAGTGCCTGATGCGGGTGGATCGCCCCGGCCCAGGTCTCGTTGTCCGTGTAGACGATCACGGTGTCGAACTCCTGTCCGGTCTGCTCCGCCCAGGTGATCGGCAGCGAGCAGTCGGTCCCGCCGAACGGAAGGTTCGACACCGCCCGGATCGCGTCGTCGAGGCGCTGCCGCGGGGAGATCGACAGCTCGGTCAGGGCTGCAGGGCCACCCCAACCGCGGCCACCCGAGGTGAACCCGACGACGGTGGTACTCGGTTCGGTGGCCATCGTGACCAACGCGAGGGCGGCGGACGCCTCTCGGCAGGAGATCGGCAGCCCGGAGGCGGGCGCCGTCATGGACCCGGACACGTCGAGGGCGACCAGCGTGCGCTTCCCCGCCGGTTCCACCGTCCCGAACGCGGCGTAGAACGAGGTGTCGAGTGCGTCGATGATCTGCCGCTTCGGCTGCCACTCCCCGTCTCCGCGAGTGCTGCGCCCGGAGGCGTAGGTGCGGGCGGCGACGAGCACGTTGACGGGGTGGACGCGGGCCTTGCGGAGCCGCTCCTGGTCGGTGAGCTGCCCGACGACCGTGGCCAGGGTGGAGCCGTCCAGGACCCCCAGCTTCGTCAGGCGGGGCAGCTGCCGAATGAGTGCGGTCTGCGGGACACCCTTCTCGACGAGTGCGCGCCACACAGCGGGCTCGGTGAGTGCCGTGTCCGGGAGCATTTCCCACGAAAGCGGGTGCTGGCCCACGAGCTCGACCCACGCGGTAGCGGTAGTGGCATCCTGGGCGCGGATGAACCCGCGGACCACGTCGGGCAGGTCGTCCCCGATGGTGCCGCGGACGATCCACTCGTACAGGCCCTTCGCGTGCACGCTGGTGGCGTCGGGGTGGGCGAGACGCAGGAGGTCCCGGTGGGACCAGCCGTCGCGCTGGCGGTACTTCACGGCCTGGTAGGCGACCTGGTCGACGTCGCGCTCGTACCAGGCGGCGACGGCGTTGCGGAGGCCTCGGCCCCAGCCGCGGAACTGCTCGGCGTACTTGGCGAACATGAACAGGTGCGTCCCGGTGCGGCACACGTGGGGGATCGCGGCGAGCGCTGCCTTGCGGCCGTTGTCGTCGCCGAGGCCAGCCACGGCGGCCAACGTGAAGATCGCCGGGTTCTGCTTGGGTGCCCGCCCGGCGGTGGAGATCGCGACGACCTGCTGGACGAGCCACTCGCCGCGGTCGCGCGCGGCAGCGAGGACGACATCAGCGTTGGCCTTGGTCAGGTCGTGCTCGGAGGCGTAGTAGGTGCCACCGGTGGTGCCGAGGGTGAGGAACCGGTGGATCCGGACCTCGTCGCTGATCTTGAACGCGTACCCGCCCGCGGAGTTCTTCTCCTGCCGCTCACTGGCCGGTTCGGTCTGCGGGATGCGGCGGGTCGAGATCGTGGCGAGCGGGTCCATCGGGCCTCCTCATGGGGAAGGCCCTGCGGGCGTGTGAGTCGCTGCCGGGGATCTACACCAAGAGAACCGACCGCGTCCGGCCCGCAGGGCCTTCGAAGTGGGGGGATGGGCGTGTTGTGCATGCCGGGGTTTGGCGTCCTAGGCCGCTAGACGACGTCAGCCCTGGGGCTGACGGCGGGATTCGAACCCGCGCTTCCCCTTCTCGAGAGGTAACCGACCTGCTCCGGCCCATCCTTGCTATCCAGTTGTGCGAGGGCGGGCGTGGTGTGACCGCCGGGTTTAGGCGCTCTAACCGCTGAGCTACCTCGCCGGAGCGAGACCGGGATTCGAACCCGGGACCTCCCCATTAGAAGTGGTAACCGACCGTCTCCGGCCCGCCCTCACCGCGAACTGTAACGCGTTACAGGCGGGGGCGCAAACTCCGTCTCGCTTGCGGTCTCACTGCCACTCCTTGGGAATCTCAGGGACCGGACACGGCTCGGCATGCGGGCCATCACGAGCTGTACACCAGCCAGCCGAGACCCAGCGCCAGGAACAGCACGAAAAAGTACGCCCCGAGACCAGCCAAGGCGGGCACCCCCGCAGCCACTCCGGCGGCCACGAGCGCAACGCCGGTGGGGCCGCTGACGCGGAGGGTCCACACGATCGCCCTGTCGAAGCCGTCCATCTGCTCCCGCTTCAGTCGACCCATCACTGCTCCTCCCGGATCTCGAGCACGGCCCGCGCGGCCTGCCTGGTCACGTCCCCTCCTCGGTGATCGGCTGGATGGCCACACCGGGGCTCGGCTGCCAAGTCCCGTCCGCCCGCCACGCCGGGTCGAAGTCCGGGTGGTCCGCGTAGGGCTGGGCGAGAGCGCGAACGGTGTCACACGGGAACGGCTGTTGCAGCAGCGGGTACGACCACTCCGCGTCGTCAGACCAGTTGTCGGGGGAGTCCATCCGCCCGTGGCAGCTCAGGCACACGGCCCGGTCGTGGATGCCGAGGTCCGCGTTCGTGTACGTCGTGCGCCGGTGGGCTCGCAGGATCACTCGCTTCGCTGCCACCTCGGCGAGGACTCGGGCAGGGTCCCAGCGGGCGATGTGCCGTGCTGCGTTGTCCGCGACACTGTTGCAGGCTTCCCAGACGATCCCGAGGGCACCTGCCGTCACGGTCCCCATCGTTTCGTCGCCCGACCAGTGCGGACCCATGCCGTGGTTCGGCCACACGGCGGCGTTCGCCGCTTTCTCGTCGTCCAGCAGCCGCGCTCGGAGGAACGCTGCCAGGTTCCCGCTCACCACTCGCGCTCGTCCTTCACCATGTACTCAGCCAACGTCTCGTCCAGGTCTCGGCCCGTGGCGTCGAAGAACACGACGGCGCCGTTGTCCTCCCGTGCCACCACCCAGTCGGCGCCCACCCCTTCCACGATCTTGTCTCCGTAGGACTCGCGGCCGAACATGCCACCGCAGAACCCGTACAGCTTGGTGCCGACCCTCATCGGTGCGGTCACTTCTCCTCCCCGAACTTCACTTCAGCGCCGAGGAACGCGGGGTCCTCCCCGAGCACGACCGACCGGATCCGCCCGGCGGTGAGCCGGATGCCGTCGTCCACTGTCCCGATGGTTTCCACGTGGCTGAGGGACACTTCGGCGTAGGCGACAGCCTCGCCAGCGATGAATCGGGCGGCGGGGCCGTCCACCTCGACGAGGCCCGCTGCTGACCACACCCGTTTCCCTGGGGCGGTGTCGGCGCACGTGATGTACGTGAGCCGTCCGACCAGCTCGGGTGCTTTGTCTCCGTCGCGGGCGAGGATCGGGTAACCGGCCTCGGAGTCGGCAAGGAGTGCGCCGTGTTCAATGAGGCGCCCGTCGACGGTGGGTTCGCCTTCGATGGCAATCACGGGCATGTGTACGGGGATCACGTCAGGTTCCTGGGTCTTGGCCCACCGGGACGCGGTGGACTCGGTCGCGCCGAACGCTGCGCCGATGTCGGTGAACTTGTGTCCGCGCCGGTTGAGCTCGGTGACGACTCGGGCTGCGAGGTGTCGGCCTCTGCGGGTGAGGGCGAGCACGGCGAACAGGGTGGGTGCGTCGACCTCGTGGAGGGCGTCGTCGTCGTAGTCGAGGCGGGCTAGCAGTTCGATCACCTCGGGGGTCAGCTTGTCCGCCATGCCGGAACTCTAGGGCATCCGTGACTTGCGGGGGTTGCAAGTCGGGCGGGTGTCGTGCAGAGTGGCGGTTAGCTACTTGCAGAACATGCAAGTCACTGACCTCCGGCGGCTGTGGTTCTGGGGAGCGCTACAGCCGCCGGGCTCGACTCCGGCGGCCGGGCCTGACCCCTCCGGCCCGGTCGCCGGTCCAGCTGAGCCCACCTGAGGCTTCCGTCGGGTCTGGTGCTGGGGAGCGACCAGATCCGGCGGGCATCGGAGAGCCCGCAGCCCACGTGTCGGGCTGCGGGCTCTCCCCTTTGCCCGGGCCAGTCGCGACTCCCGGCCCCAGGGCGGATCACACCCTCAGGGTGTTGGCGATGGCGAGGCACACACGGCGACGGGACTGGGAGGCGATTCGACAGTGGACGGCAGGCATCCTGGCCATCGCCGTGGTGGCGGGCGGGCTTGCCTGGGCCATCCTGAACCTGCCCGCCCATCCCTCCGGGCCTGCGGCGACCCCCTACACGCTGCCGTATGCCGGGCCTTCCGCGCCTACCGCTGGTGTGCCGACACCACCTCCGCTGCCGTGACGGTGGCCCGCATCGGTTGGTGGGGCATCGGGTACGCGCTGAGTCGCGACTCCAGCCCTGGCCGCCGCTGACCCTGCAACGGTCCCGGCGGACCGCCCCGTGAGGGGGCGGCGAACCCGTGAAGGGAGGCACCTCAGGTGCCTAAGGAGATCGTGTACGACGCTGCATACCGCGACAACGCCGACCCGCAGGCTGGGATCGAGCATGTCGCTGTCGGGTGGGCGAAGGACCGAACGGTCCAGCTCGGCT